AATTAAATTAGGAATTAGTATTGAGTAATGATGATATTAGGTATATCAATGATATGTCAATTCTGGAACCACTTAAAGTGAAATTTCCAGTTTGTTAAATAATTGACAATAATAATAATTCGGTAAAGAAGGTTGCCTTTACCAGATATATGTATATGTAGATGATGGAAGAGCTATTGATTGCTCAAAATAAAAGTGTGGACTTTAATAAGTATAATGACTTATTAAGCGAAGAATGTATCAAATATTGTACTGGAGTAAATACCATGGTTATTGAGGGATTATATGGTATTATTCACAATGAGGAGGCTACACCTTTTTAAATTCTTGTATAGTATTTCAATTCAAAGAAGATGCATAAGTAAGCGTTTTTTGGACCGAAATCTAGAACCCACATAAATGATAGATACTGCTTTTCATAAGTAATCGATGATTAAGAATCTGTGGCAGTAAATATTGAAAATTGTCGACAATAAAAAACGTTTGATATGTTTCACGATCCGTATTCACCCGTGCGCGTCATTGTCGCTGATAATTTAACTTACATCATATCCCCCTATGCCTTTTACTAAGTCAAAGGTTAAGAAAAATATAATATAATTCGAGTACCTACAACTATACACTTGACTCATGATGGTTATTAATGTTATGAATACTGTTTAGGACATTATATATGTTAAAGAGTAGAGAATTATCCCCTACACAATTTCCCAATTGTAGACAGGTAAACGTATGAGAAAAGTCATAATACTTAAAATAAAGCGACCAGTATTATCACTTTAGTATAAAACCAGGATGGGAGTGGACATGCATAGATCGGTATTGGATTATTTGATGAGGTTTTCATGATAAAGAGTAATAATTACGATAGATTTGCCCCGATAAACCATAAGAAGGTCTTATAAACATATTATACCAACTTAGGGATGTATGATAAATATAACAAGAATAATAAAGACATAAAATGCTTCGATGAACACCCACTCTTTTATGTTGCTATGGGATCTATTTTGGATAATTAATATGCCACGTTATAATATACACGTTATGAAAGATAGGGTTGGCAGGCAGATGACGACTGTTTTTATTAATTCTTTTTTAGGAATTATGAGCAGTCATTTTAAATAAATTAATACCCCATAAAAGTTTAATATAACGGGCAGAAGAAAATGAATATGTTCTTCTAAAAGGATAATTACGTTATTGGAATGATCAAGCCTGAAGACTGTGAATAAATGTTATATGAACCGGAGATTTGTAATATTAGTAAAATTAAAGAAACTACGTAACAAGATTGGTCAAGTAGTATTATAAAATAATATAGTGTGCATGAATACGGAAAAGTTTTTAGGTCAAATAAATTTTGTTATGATCATTTAAATGGTAAGATTATTGTACCACCATCTG